TTAGACAATATGATCACGGAGTGTTAAGATGGTATGATGTGGTAGATAAAGCTGGAACATTGATTGTTTTGACAAAAAGAAAAGGTGAACTGAGAAATGAAAATGATGTCAAGACACTATCAAATAAATTGTATAATGATTGGACAATCGAGACTGGTAGAGTAAGATAGGAGCATAAATAGTTATATGAAAGATAGTATATTAATAGTATCTGCTCTTGAAGTAGAAACACAAGGTCAACTAGAAGATTGGAATGTTCTACACACTGGTGTAGGTAAGGTGAATGCTACTTTTAGTTTAACAAATAAATTATCCTCACTTTTAGATAGAAGGCGAAGTTGTTCGTGTGAAGTGACTTGTGATTGTCCAATAGTATACAACAAACCATATGATTTGATAATCAATTATGGAACTGCTGGTAGTCGTAAATATAATAAGGGTGAGTTGGTCGATTGTACAAGATTTTTACAGAGAGACATGGATGTTACAGGTCTTGGGTTTGAACAAAATCAAACACCATTTGAATGGGAGCCTGAAATAGTCATACGAGAGCAAAATGTAAAGTTTAATCCAATAGGTAAAAATGCTATCTGTGGTACAGGCGACAGTTTTGTAGAAGACTCAAGTAATCATCATGGAGAAGTCGTAGACATGGAGGCATACGCTCTAGCCAAAGTTTGTTATCTATATGATGTGCCTTTCATATCATTCAAATACATTACCGATGGTGCAGATGGTAATGCTTTAGTTGATTGGGAAGAGAATGTTGGAAAAGGCATTGTAAAATTTAAGGAAAAAGTGCTTGACAAGTTACCAAAATCTTTGTAAATTGGTAGAAATAATAAGGATAAACTATTATGACTTACCGAGAGTATAAACCAACTTGGTTACAACAAACAATATTCGTGGACACATATGGTAGAGAGTACAATCTATCTGATGTACCTATGACTATGATGACACGAGAAGAAGCTTACACCAAACGAGGGTTAACCGAAGAGCAAATAGATGAGATTTACGAAGAGTGGATTTCAGAAGAATTAAAAGATGAGGAGAATGAATAATGGCAAAGAAAAGTAAAGGTCAATGGAAAGACTACAAAACTTTCACCTTGAAAGATGGAACTAAGTTTTTAGCTCGTGATGAGAATGATGCTAAACTATATCGTCAAAAGGTAGGTGATGAGTAAATACTACTACGAAAAAAGTGGTATCATTGATTCCAAAATCAATATCACTTATCACGAATTGTTCCTAAAAACTGATGAAGAACTTGACGAGTGGATAGAAGAAGCTCGTCAGTTCATCATTGAGGATTGGGACGAGCGTGGAATACCACCAATGGTTGGTCAAAATATTGACGATATCATCAAGTCGTTTAAGAAACTCAGAGAGTATGACATACACGGCTTTATAGAAAAAGCTGATGATGGTCAGAGAAATGTGATTAAGAACTTTAATAAGTTTGCGAATGGTGTGAATCAGTTTTTTCCTACGATGTTAAAGACTCGTATTGGAGATATGGGAGAAGGACTAAATTCAATCTATGATAGAATCAAAGAGGACGTTAACAAGCCATTATTTTATAAGGCGATGAAACGAGGTCTTCGTAGAGATTCTATGTATACTTTCAGTAAGTCTTTATCACAAGATAGAAAAGAAAACGAAAAGAATAAGTTACCTTATTGGAATGGAGAAAGTGCTGTAGAGTGGTTACAATATTATCACGACAATAAGTTAAAGTTTAAGAATCACAGATTATGGATTGCTAAGTCACATCAAGAAAAGTATTTAAAAAGTTATGTAACTATAACTGCTGATGAAATTAAACAGGCATACAAAGATGGATTGATAACTGAAGAGATGGTTACAAACTTATGGTGTCCTACACTTAAGTCTAAATTGTCTGTTGATGATGTTACTGATACTGTAATGACCAAGAGTGGTAAATCTAAAACAAATGTTTTTATGATTAGATATTATGACTTGAAGACAAGATTGTTTCCCAAGGCATTTCAGATATTTAGGTTAAGTCTAAACTCACAACCAGCAGTTAACTTTCCACCACTTACTGCTAGATTGTTATATGAAAAATACACAGACCATATCAAACAAGATGAACCACTAAACATTTACGACCCGTCAAGTGGTTGGGGTGGTAGAATACTTGGTGCTATGGCATCCAAGAAAAGAATACATTATATCGGAACAGACCCGAACACAGACAATTGGATAGACGAAATAGATAAGTCAAGATATGAGTATGTTGCGGACTTTTTCAACGAACATGGATTAGAAACAAATCCGTTTTGGGAAGAACCAAAAAATACTTACCATTATTTTTGTTTAGGTTCTGAATATGTAGGTGACCATCCTGACTTTCAACAATATAAAGGTAAGTTGGATATGGTATTTACTTCACCACCTTACTTTGATAGAGAACAATATTCAGATGATGAGGAACAATCATTTAAGGCTTATCCGATGTATTCAGATTGGAGAGACAACTTCCTAAAACCAACATTAACAAATGCTTATGAAAGTCTCAGAAATGACAGATATTTACTTTGGAATATTGCTGATAGCAAATTGAGTGGAGACAACTTTCATCCGTTGGAACAAGATAGTATTGATATTGTTGAATCACTTGGTGGTGAGTATCAAGGTAAGTTGAAAATGTTAATGGCGTCAATGATTGGAGTTGACCAAAGTAATGTTAAAAATAAAGTAGATGTAGATGGAGTTACAATGAAATATGAACCTATCTTTATCTTTCATAAACCGTGATAGATAGAATACACGAAGTTCTTAGTCACGCTACAAAAGATGATTACGAACAGATAATGGATGTGTTCAAGTTACATAAGGCCTATTTTCCACATATTCGTGGAGACAAAATCAGAAGAATGATAGATGACCAAAATGTAGTTTGGGAAGATGGAGTTTTAATAACTTGGAATCGTTACAAGAGAAAACAGAGAGTTGGAACATACGAAGCACAAAGGGGAGATTGTATCCTACATCAGATTGCTGCTCGTGACCAAGGTAATGGAAGTGCTAAGAAAGTGTTTGAGAAGTTTATACATAACGGAAACGAAAAGAGAGATGTATTACTTTCGGTTCGTTCAGAGAATAAAAGAGCCAGAGCTTTCTATGAGAAATATGGTTTTAAGATTGTTAGTGACATAGAATGGGGAAAGACAAAACAAGTAAAAGGTAAAGTATATTTGCTAGAACAAAAACCATATTACGAGGGGTACTATGACTAAGTTAGGTGTAATAAAACATTTGGATATTGAACCATCATTATTAAACTTTAATGGTGTTTTAGATTACATAGATAATACAGAATTTTCAAAGGTAAAAACGAAGTATAGTAAAGGTGACGATTGGACAGCAATATCTTTGCGAGGTTACGGACCAGACCCGTTGGATATCTTAAAACCAAATGTGTTGAAAAGTGGAGTTAACGAGCAAGCAGAATTACAAGACACTTCGTTAATAAATGAAATGGGATTTCAAGTTATCAACGATGTATTGACAAAGATACCATCGACATTCGAAAGAGTTAGATTGATGAAGATAAAAGCTAACTCAGGTATTGAAAAACATTCAGATAAAATTGATAAGGACTTTGGATTAGAAGATGGTAAGATTGTTAGAATCCATGTTCCGATTAGAACTAACGACCAAGTGGAATTTTATCTTTGGGAAGGTGGAGAAAAGTTAACTAATTATCTCGAAGTAGGTCATTATTACTATGTAGATGTCCGAGCACCACACGCTGTGACTAACAATAGTGATGTTGATAGGATACATTTGGTTGTTGATACCTGTAAATAGCGATATATTAGGACTTTTAGGTATTGCAACTTTTTGGTAAAAAAGTAACAGGTTTTTAGTAGAAAAGATATATTTATATATATGAGACAACTAATACATTTCAATTGCGAGAGTATTAGTTAGTAATTAAAAAAAAGTAGTATATTGTATTGAGATTATTGTCATCCAATATAATAATACGAAGTAACATAGGAGACCAGTAATGGCACAAGTCAGTAAACTTCGTTTCGATAGAGACGAAATCAAAGATGAGTTACAATCAAATGGTGTAGTAACTCGTGAAATCACACCAACTCCCCACTTTATGACAATCCTCGAATCCGTAGGATATAAAACCAAAGAAGCACTTAGTGATATTTCAGATAATTGTGTAGATGCTGATGCCACTAAAATGATAACATACTTTGGCGATAAAAATAAAAAACCATTTGTTGTTATAGGCGATAATGGAACAGGCATGGAAGCAGATGTTTTGTTTGGTGCTCTTGTTTTGGGTGCGTCATACGAAGAACTCGGTGATAAAGTAAAAAATGGCGGTTCACTTGGAAAATACGGTACAGGATTAAAATCATCCCTATTATCATTAAAGGGTATTGCTACTATAATTACCAGAGTGAAGGGCGGCGATATGATTAGAGTTGAATATCACAAAGATACCATTCAGGAATACTTTGATAAGAATAATGCTTGGGGAATTTCCATTGAAAATGCTAGTAAAGAAGACGAAGAATTGTTTGCGAAGTATACTGATAACTCCGAACACGGAACGGTTATCAAAGTAACCGACATTAATAGGTATAGGAATTCGGAAAGTATAAAACAAACTATGATTAAAACTTATGCTCGTTATTTTCATCGTTTTATATCTAACGGCTTTGAAATAGTTGTAAATGGTAGAATTGTAGAGCCAGTCGATTTGTGTGGATTTCAAACTCCCTTTACATTGAATGGAGAAACGCACCAATCCGTACAAATAGGCAAGGATTTGGTTTTTGATGACCTCAAATATACAGACAAAAATGGAAAAGTTTGTCACGATGGCTATTTACGATATAGAGCATTTCTCTTACCTCAACGAGATGCAATTGATGAGCAGAGGTGGAACGATGAGTTTGATTGGAATATGACTAATCAAGGTATTTGTGTTTATCGTGGTAATAGATTAATTCAACACAAGGGTTGGTTTGGTAACCCAACAAATCCAAGGTTAAATAGATTTAGAATTGAATTGGATTTTAATGGTGAATTAGATCAATTGATGAATGTTGATTTTAAGAAAACATCAGTAGATCCGGATATGAGTTTGGTAAAACTATTAGATGGAAAAATCAAATCTGATATAAAAACGGCAACTGATGTTTGGAATGATATTGCTGGCAATAAATCTAAGGTTTCTAAAACACTAAAAGATATTGCTAAGAGATTCAGTAATTGGGCTAGAAATAACGCTAATCTTTTACCAAAAATACCAAGAGATACCAATGGTGGAAAAACTAAAACTTCTACCCATTGCGGAGGACGGACAAAACTTGTAAATCCATTTACTGGAAAAAAAATGCGAGTTTATGGTGAAAGGTTAAGGTTTATCTATGATGATTCAATCAACGATGGTAGTTTCTACAAAACCCAAACTGGTCCTACGAAAAATTGTGTTGACATCCATTGGAATGTAAATCATATAATGTTTGAGGATTTTGTTCAAAAAGCCGACACAGCATCTCTATCAGCAATCGTTTGTATGATATGGGCAGAGCATTATAGTAAGGAAACTAATAAACCTGATTCTTCATTAAAAAAACTTGAAGAGTTTAATCAACAATGGGAAAGTATCCAAATGGATAAAGGAAGTTGGTTGACCAAAATGTATCCTACTACACCAAAGATTTGATATATTGGTTGTTTGTTAATAAAAGGGTGGTAATTAATTTTGCCACCCTTTAATAAAATGCTTGACTTTAATAAAAATAATCCGTACTTTATTAGTATAATTTCATTAACAAGACTAACAAGATGACCATGATTAAACATGAATTCCTTGTTGGTCACAACGTAAGGAGATAACTAATATGAATATGTTATCACAAATAAAATATCATCTCAGCCAAGCTGATAAGATAGCTCGTGAAAACGATTTAGGTGATATTTTCTCATACTCAAGAGCCAAAGAGGTTTTAATCGCTGAAGCTCTTGGACACACAGTAGCCACTACCTACTCGGGTGCTGATGGTTATGACAAAGACGGTAAACCTGTAGAGTACAAATCTACAGTAGATAAAAAGATATCTGCTACTTATAACGGTATATCTGTACAACCTACTTGGAAAGAACAGGTGGAATACTTACAAAATGAAAAAATTGGTAAGTACGCCCATCATTACTTTGCTAGGTTTGAGGGAACTGACATCAAAGAGTTATGGATGTTGACAGCCGAACAAGTCTTGAAGCTATTGCTTCCAGCCTTAGAGAAACAATTCAACTCTACGGTAAAGAAAAAAGATCCAAGACTTGGGTATGGAATCCGTGAATCCAAGATAAAAGAGTATGGTAAAAGAATTATCTGATACCATATTTGGAGATTGTTTAGTCAAGATGGGAGATATTGATGATTCATCGGTTGATCTCATCTTGACCGATCCACCTTATATTATATCAAAGAATACTGGTATGGAGAATTTCAGTAACTTTGTTAAGAATGTCACATCCAACACAAAAACTTTAGACGATTGGGATATTTACGTTTCTAACCATAAGAAAAGTTCGAAGACATTTGAACTAACGGATGAAATGAAAGATAACTATCTCAGATATGGTACAATATATGGAAGTAAATATGCTGTGAAGACGGAGTTCGGAGATTGGGATGATGAGTTTACAATGGATGACTTAGAACTATTTGTGGAGTTATCTTATCAGAAGTTAAGAAATGGTGGCACTTTTATTGTTTTCTTTGACATATGGAAGATTACATATCTTAAAGATATTATGGAACATAAAGGGTTTAAACAACTAAGATTTATTGAGTGGATAAAAACTAATCCACAACCAAGAAATAGTAAAGTTAATTACTTAACTAATTGTAGAGAGATTGCTCTTTTAGGTATTAAAAAGTCAAAACCAACGTTTAATAGTAGTTATGACAACGGTATTTACAAATATCCAATATATAGTGGTAAAGATAGGATGCACCCAACACAAAAGAGTTTGGACTTATTCAAAGATATAATTAAAAAACACAGTAATGAAAATGATTTAGTATTAGATCCTTTTATGGGTAGTGGTACTACTTGTGTCGCTGCTGTGGAAACCAATCGTAGGACTATTGGTATTGAGCAGAATGAAGAGTTTTATAAAAAAGCTACGGATAGAATTAATCAACGTGCAAGTATATTAAAATTCACTTGACTTTTAAATTAATAATTGTTAATTTAATTAAATTTAACGAGGTTACAAATGAAAGAACTAACGCCAGAACAAATACAAGAGAATTGGTCTAAACTCAGAAATATCATTAGTGATACTTTTGCTGGGGAAAGACTAGAAAAAATGAATAAGATGTATGACTACTTTGAAGAAAGAATGTGTCTTGCTCCAGCAAGTGGTAAAGAACACTTTCACAATGCTCATCCAGGTGGGTATGTGGAGCATGTTTTACATATTGTTGATTTTGCTGAACAACTATATGATGTGTGGGGAAGAAACGGTGCCACTATTGACAACTTCGATAAAGAAGAGTTGATATTTGCTGCTCTTCATCACGACTTAGGTAAAGTTGGAGACTTATCAGAGGATAACTACATACATAATGATTCAGACTGGCATAGAAAGAATCAAGGTATGATTTATAAACACAATCCAAAGTTACAATATATGACCGTTACTGATAGAGCCTGTTGGTTACTTCAACATTTTGGTATCAATATGTCAGAGAATGAATATATTGGGTTAAGATTGACAGATGGTTTATATGAAGAAGCTAACAAGACTTACTATATGAATTGGAGTAAAGACAATCAGTTGGCGACTAACATTGCTTATATCTTACATCAAGCTGATATGATGGCTAGTAAGATTGAGTATGACGAATGGGCTAGAGGTGACCACGATATCAAGGTAGAAAAAGAAGAAGAGGTAAAGAAGAAGTCACAACAATCCGCAGCTGCGAATCAGGCATTCAAAGACGTGTTCGGAGAATAATGTACCTAGATTATTTCGACAAGTTTAAGAACCAAGAACCATATCTTCACATCGATGAAAAAGAATGGACTTATATAAAAGATACATTCGAGAAAGATGATGTAAAGGAATCTCTGGCAAAAGTCGCTATGAACTATCCAATGCCGACTATGGAGATGACCGAAGAAGATTGTCGTAAGGACTTCAACAAGTTAAAAGGAACTTGGGTTTATGATATTCTGAAAGAAGGGGAATGGTTTGGTAGGTCTGAAGATGGTTATGAATATCCATTAACTTACCAAGGTGAACAATGGTATTTTGCTAGAAATAACATAGGTAACAAATCATCTAACTATTTCCAACAAGATAACAGATGGTCAGTAGATGGTTCAGTATCACCTGGTCCCAAACGAACTTGGGAGTCTGAAAAGTTCATGACATCATTGATGGGTTCAGCATATAGTCT